TGGCTGAACTCCGCCCGCCGCCGCACGGTCAAGCAGTGGGAAGCCATCAAGCGCCGCGTCGGCTCCCGCGTCTGGAATGCCCTGTACCAAGGCCGCCCGGCCGCGGCTGAGGGCATCATGTTCAAGCGGAACGAGTGGAAGCGGTACGACCTGCCGCTCTGGACCCTGAACGAGGACGGGTCACGGACCATCCCGGAGGGCTCCGGCACCCTGACCGCCTCATGGGACATGACGTTCAAGGACACGAAGAAATCTGACTACGTCGTGGGCCAGATGTGGCTCAAGCGCGGCCCGGACGCCTACCTCGTGGACCAAGTCCGGAAACGCATGACGTTCTCCAAGTCCCAGCAAGCGCTCCTTGACATGTCCGGCCGCTGGCCCCAGTGCTCCACCATCCTCGTGGAGGACAAGGCCAACGGTACGGCCATCATCGACACGCTCCGCTCCAAGGTCCCCGGCATCATCGCCGTGACCCCGCACGAGTCCAAAGAGGCCCGCGCGTCCGCCGTCACCCCCTTCGTGGAAGCCGGGAACGTGTGGCTCCCGGAGGTCAAGCTCGCCCCATGGGTGGCGGACCTCATAGACGAAGCCGCGAGCTTCCCGAACGGCGCCCATGACGACCAAGTGGACGCCATGACCCAAGCACTAAACCGAATCTTCATCAAGGGCGGACGCGCCCAAAGCTGGCTGGACTTCATGCGAGAGCAGGCCGCCAAAAACAACTGAACATAGGAGGCCCCCGTGGGTTGGATGGAACGCGCTGGACTCCGTAAGTCTGTGGACACCCCGCAACAGCGGGAGGAACTGGCCATCTCCACCGCCGCCGCGAAGCTCCAGATGGAAGGCGCCGCGTTCTCACCCGGCACCCCCATCTCCCCCTTCGCCGGTGTCGGCGGGCAGGCCCGGGCGTTCAACGTCCCCACCGGGTACAACATCAAGTCCCGCCCGGACCGGGACCAGCGCCTCTCCTTCGAAATCCTCAAGGCCCTGACGGACCAGTACGACGTGGCCGCGATGTGCATCACGCACCGCATCAACTCCATCCGGTCCCTGCCGTGGCAGATCGTCCCCGCGGACAATCTGGACTCCAACGTGGAGGCCGCCGTCACCATCGCGGAACGCCACATGAAACGCCCGGACGGTCAGCGGAGTTTCCGGACGTGGCTGGCCATGTACCTCGAGGACATGCTCCGGTACGACGCCGCTACGTTGTTCAAGCGGAGGGACCGGGTGGGCCGGGCCATCGGCCTCGAGGTGGTCTCCGGCCTGACCATTGCCCCCGTGCTGGACAAGTACGGCCGCCGCCCCACCGGGGACGCCCCCGCGTTCGTCCAGTACGTCAACGGGACCGTGTGGAAGTGGTTCAAGGCGGATGACCTCATCTATGAGCCGTTCCGCCCCCAGTCCGATTCCCCGTACGGTATCGCCCCGCTGGAGGCCGTCCTCCTCGCCGCTAACACGGACCTCCGGTTCCAACAGCACTTCCTGAACTACTTCACGGAGGGGACCGTCCCGGAGGGCTTCATCATCCTCCCGGATGACGCCTCTCAGGCTGGCCAGCTCAAGGAATTCCAAGAGGTCTTTGACTCGTACATGTACGGGGATATGGCCGCGAAGCGCCAGCTCAAGACCCTGCCCGGCGGCTCCAAGCTGGAGTGGTCCAAGACGGCGGAGTTCAACTCTGACTTCGCGGAATTCCTCATGCGGAAGGTATGCGCGGCGTTCCACGTCACCCCCCAAGACCTCGGGTTCACCGCTGACGTGAACCGGGCCACCGGGGAGACTCAGGCGGACGTCCAGTTCCGCACGGGTGACCTGCCGGTCATCAACCACATTCAGGACATCCTCACCGATTACCTCCAGATGGACCTCGGCCTCCCCGTCAAATTCCAGTTCGACACTGGCAAGGAGACGGAGGACCGGGTGGCGTCCGCTCAGGCGGACAAGATCCACATTGAGATGGGCGTCGTGTCCGTGGATGAGGTCCGGGAGCTCCGCTACGGGTTCGCCACGGACGCGGAGAACCGTGTCCCCCGCTTCATCCTCGGCACCGGCCACGCGGTCCCCATTCCGCTCCGTACTCTCCTCACTGAATCCGGGTCTGTTGACCCGGAGACGGCCGCGCCGCTGGAGGGAACGCTGGACGTCATTGACGCCCCGCCCGCCCCCGCGCCGGGGCCCCTCGCACTCCCCGCTGGGGGTGAACCGCAGAAGGTCGCAATCACCAGTACAGGAACCCAACCTCTGGCGGCCTCCCCCAGCGGGGCCCTTACCAAATCCATCCGGGAGGACGCGGCGGAGCCCGCTGGCCCGACCATCGCGGGCGCCGCCCTCAAGGCGGCCGACACGGGGCGCGTCCTCATGATCCAGCGTTGTCTGGACCCGGAGGACCCCGCCGCCGGGCGGTGGGAGTTCCCCGGCGGTCACATCGACCCGGGGGAGGAACCCGCCGCCGCGGCCATCCGGGAATGGATGGAGGAGACGGGGCTCGAGTTCCCGGCTGACGCCTCCCTCGCGGGTAGCTGGCTGACCCCGGACGGGGTCTATGCCGGGTACGTCTACCGCATCCACGCGGAGGCCTCCGTCCCCATCAACACCGGCGACGGTGAGGACGGGGAGACGCTGGCATGGTTCTACCCGGCGGACCTTGAGGGGTTCCCCGCACTCCGGGATGAGCTCGCCCGGGACCTCCCGGTAGACGCACTGGCCAAGGGCCTCCGCAAGGAAATTGACCAGTGGCGCTCCAACACCCTGACCCGGCTCCGGCGGGGACAGGGCCCGCGCCGTTACCGCGGCGCGGAGCACCTGCCGGAGGCCGCGGTGGACGCCATATGGGGCGCACTGCAAAAGGCTTCCGACAGTGGGAACGCCAACGGCATTTTCGACGCCGCCCTCAACGCCGCCCTCGGCGCCACCGGGACCGCGGGGAGTGGTTCCCCAAAAGCACCACCCGCCCCTAGCTGGCGGGACGCTCCCCCGGTAGCCACACCCCAGCATGACGTGGACCTCCAGCTCACAGACCACTACGCCGCCCAGATTCAGGACGCCCTCAAGGCGTTCCTGACCCCGGACGCGGCCCGCATGGTCATCGAGCACCACATGGAGGCCCCCGTCGTCCACGGCATCGCCGCGGCGCTGGAGGACGGCGCCACCCCGGAGTCCCTGTCCGCGGTCCTCTCCGAGATGGTGAGGGACGCCTACAGCGCCGGGGAGATGGCCGCCAAAGTCCAGCTTGGGCAGGACGTCCCGGGATGGTCGATCTGGGCCCCCGGGACGCCGCCGGAACCGCTCCGCTCGGAGCTGGGCTGGCAGGACGCTCTGGAGCAAGCCCAGATCAGTCTCAAGGGCATCACGCAGACCACCCTTGACCGGCTGACAGCGGTCATTGAGTCCGGGGTGGAGTCCGGGGATTCCGTGGACTCCATGGCCCGGGACATGGCGGACGTGCTGGGGGACTACGGCCGGGCGGAAATGATCGCCCACACGGAGTCCGCCCGCATGGTCTCCCTCGCCACAGAGCGCCAGTACCGGCTCGACGGCGTCCCCATGTGGGACTGGGTCATCTCAGCCGGGGCCTGCCCCCGCTGTACGGACGAGTCCGAGTCCAGCCCTCACCCCGTGGGCTACCCCACGCCGCCGGGGCACCCGCGTTGCCGGTGCTCCATGTCACCTCACTACCCGTAAATCACCACCGTAAGGACCCGCCCCCATGGCACTTTTCACGTACACCCTGCCCGGCACCACGGACGGCATCACCGCCGTCCTGTACGTGGACCCGGACTGCACTGTCCCCGCCACGCTGACCGCATTGAACGGCGCCCCCATCCCGGGCTCCATCGTCAGCGCCGGGCAGGACGGCATCTCGTTCCAGTCCGCCTCCGGCGTGCTGTACCGGGCCGGGGAGGACGGGGTCACGTCCCGGCTGGACCCGGAGCTCAACTTCGCCTCCCCCGGAACCGTGACCGGGTCCAAGGGTGCCAACGCGGCGCTGGGCTCCCTCATCACCCAGCTCATCGCCATCGGCCTCCCCCTCGTGGACCAGACCAGCTAATGACGGAGACGCCAGAACGCTACGTGCTGGGCATCGCGTACCCCGCTAACCGGGTGGACGGTCATGGCGAGTTCATGACGACGGACACGGTCCAAAAGGCCGCGTGGGGCTTCATCGCCAAGGGCCTCGTAGGCCTCCACCACGCGGACGGCACGACCGGTCACGCGGAGGTGGTCGAGTCCTATATCTACCGCGGCCCGGACTGGACCCAGACCGCCGCGGACGGTTCCCAGCAGGTCGTCAAGTCCGGTGACTGGCTCGTTGGCGCCGTCTTTGACGAGCCCACTTGGGAGCTCGTGAAGTCCGGCCAGTTCAACGGCTGGTCAATCCAAGGGCTCGCCGCCCGCCGACCCGCAAAGGAAGAACCCAACCCATGAGTGTAGAGCTCGTAAACCCTGACATTGACCGGGTGGACGCCGTGAACGGCCCCGCTACCGGCATTCCGTTCCTCATGTTCAAGTCCGCGGAGGGCGGCCCCGCTGAGGGCGCCACATGCCCCTCCGCTTGCGCCGCCACCCACCCCGGTAGTGAGCACGGGGAGGCCCCCGTCGCCAAGTCCGCGGAGGAAGCCCCGGCGGAGGAAGTGGCCAAGGCCGCTGACGACGCGGAGGCCCCGGCGGAGGACGCCGCGGAGGAGGTTGCCAAGTCTGAGGAACCCGCCGCGGAGGCCCCCTCTGAGGAGGTCGTCAAGTCTGAGGCGGAGGACGCCGACAAGGCGGCCAAGGCGGCCAAGACCCTCGCCGCGCTCCGGCAGGTAGTGCAGGAGCTTGGCCAGTCGGAAGCCGCTGAGGAGGACTACTCCTCCGACGCCTTTGACCTCATGGACGCTGGCGCGGCCATTGACTACGCGCTGGCCATCCTCGCCAAGTTCGCCCTGACGGAAGCGGTGGACGCCGCCACGGTGGAGAAGGACGCCGCCGGTATCCGGAAGGCCCTCCACCTTGAGGTCCACGAGAAGCCGGAAGCGGACGCCGCCCCGGCTGAGGCCCCGGCTGAGGCTCCGGCCATGGCTGAGGCCCCGACCCCGGCCGCCGCTGAGGAGCACGCCCCGGCCGTAGCGAAGGCCACAGACGGCGTCCTCCCGTCCGGGCTCATGGAGCTCCTGTCGACCTTCGTGGAGGGCTACAGCCACTACATGGAGGCCAAGGCCTCCGGCGCTGAGGAGGAGCTGACCGCTGAGGACGCCGCCCCCGCACCCGCGGAGGCCCCCAAGGCGCCCGCCCCGGCCCCGGCAGAGTCCGCGCATGAGCCCGCCGCCCCGGCGGCCCATGAGGCCCCCGCCGCGCCCGCACACGCCCCCGTAGAGGCTCCCGCGGAGCCCGCCGCCGCTGAGGCCCCCAAGGCCCCGGAGGAGGACCCCGCGGAAAAGCTCAAGAAGTCCATGGAGGACGCCATCGCGGAAGCGGTAGCGAAGGCCACGGAACCGCTCCTCAAACAGATCGACGTGCTGGAGCGCACCCCCGTAGATTCCGGCCCCATGCTGGCCGGTCAGACCCCGGATAACGCCGGGACGCCATTGGTTCGCGGACAGGAAGGAGGCGCGGTGGCAAAGGGACTCACGTCCGCCTCCGCGCAGGCCGCACCCGGCACCAACGCTCTCGCGGACGGCATCAAGGCCGTCTACCAGAGCATTCGCTAGACCCCCACCAAGCACCACCCAACCTCCTCCTGAAAGGAACCCCATGAGCACCGCTCTGGAAAACATCAGCGAAGAAACGCTGGAAGGCATCAAGAAGGCCCAGACGACCGGCATCACTGTCGGCACTGGCATCACCGGCGTCGACCTCTCGGGCCTCATCTCCCTGATTCCGGTTCGCACCCCCCTGTTTGACCGGATCACCCGCACCTCCGGCAAGGGCTCGGACAACGCCTCTTGGAAGGCGCTGACCAACATCAACAACCAGCAGCTCTCGCCGTTCGCTGGTCGTGAAGGCGGCGGTAAGAAGGTCATCTTCAACGAGTCGCAGGTCTACGCCACCTACCAGCCGCTCCGCATGGTTGGCCAGTACACCCTCGACGCGCGGGACCTCGCCAAGGACTACGCCGACGTCAAGGCCATCGCCGTCGCAGGCACTATGCACCAGTGGAAGATCGCCGCCAACAAGGCGTACTACGGTGCTCAGGCCTTCGCCCTCCCGGCCATCGCCACCCCGACCCTTGTGGAACTGACCTCCGGCGGCACCATGCCCGCCTCCACCCCGGTCTACGTCAAGGTCGCGGCCCGCTCCGGCCAGAACTACTACTGGCCGAACTGGGATGGCACCGCGGGCTCCGGCATCGCCTCCGCCGCGGCGAACCTGACCACGGCCGCGTCCGCCGGTCACGCCGTCACCGCCTCCGTCGCTGAGGTCCCCGGCGCCTTCGCCTACGACTGGTACGTGGGCGGCACCGCTGGCACCCAGTACTACCTGACCACCACGACCGTCAACACCCTGACGATCACGGCCGTCCCGGTCGCCAACGCCACCTCCGCACCCAAGACCCCGGGCATGACCACCGTGGTCCCCACCGCGGTCCCGGTCGCGGACACCACCATGGGCAAGGACTCCGCGGGCAACGTCTCGGCGTTCAACGGCCTGTACGCCACCCTGTACGGCGACTACGGCTCCAACGGCCTCGTGACCCGCGGCACCGGCTCCTCCTCGGGCGCGGCCCTCATGTCCCTTGACGGCGGCAAGCTGACCCTCGGCGGTCAGGGCGTCAACGAGATTGACACGCTCCTCATCAACCTGTGGGAAGGCGCGGACCTGTCCCCGTCCGCTCTGGTCATGAACGGTCAGCAGTCCAAGGACATTGCGGCCCGCGTGTTCTCCGCTGGCGCGGCTTCCACGTTCCTCCAGCCCAACTCGGAGAACCGCATCGGCGTCACCGCCGGTGGCTCCGCCGCCCAGTACGTCAACCCGGTCACGGGCGACGTCATCCCGATCATCGTGGACCCCCACGCCCCGGCTGGCCGTATCGCGGCCATCACGGACCACGTGGACTACCCGAACTCCGGGGTCACGAACACGCTGGAGGCCCGCACGCTCCGCGACGTGTCCCAGTGGGACTACGCCGTGGCGCACGCCTCCGGCGCCGGTGGCGGCCCGGCTGAGGTTTGGGACGTCTCCTCCATGGAGACCTTCGTGAACCGCGCCCCCGTCACCATGGGCGTCATCAGCAACATCGCCAAGGGCTAGTACTAGCCCCAGTTAGACCGGGAGGGCTCCGCCGCGAGGGGATACGCGGCGGGGCCCTCCCCCTACACCCCACCCCTGACTTTCAAGGAGATACCCCTTGCGTATCAAGCACACCACCGGAGAAGCCGCCTCCATCGTCCACGCGGGCGTGACGTTCGAGCCGGAGGAGGACGGGTATTTCCGCATCCCGTTTGACCTCGCCCAGTCCCTCATCGCCACCCCGTTTTGGGAGGAGGAGCCCGCCACCGTCGTCGTGCCCGCCGCCCCGGAGCTGGAGGAACAGGCCCCGCCCACAACGCCGGGGGACGCCAGCGTCCCGGACCCGGACGTGGAGGAGCTGACCCCGGCCCAAAAGGGCGCCCTCACCAAGGCCGCGAACGCCGCAAAGGCCGCGGAAGCCAACTAGCCCTAGGAGGCCGTGAATCATGTTCATCGCACCGAACGCGGCCACCTACGCCACCCGCGTCCCCTACATCACCCCGGCGGAGTTCCGGGCCCACCCGACCGGGGTGGACACCAAGAACCTCGTCCCCGGCGGAGACCCGGCAACGAATGACCAAGCCCTCCTCCAGATCATCCGGCGGGCGTCCTCTTACGCGGACTCCCTGACGGAGAAGATTCTGGCCGCCACGCTGGACACGCAGGCCTCCCGGGCCATGGTCCAGCGTGACGGGACGGTCCGGGTGGCTCTGGACTACTCCCCCATCGTGGGCGTCGACACGGTCACGGCGGGCCTCCAGCCCGGCGCCCAGATTCCCCTCATCGAGGGCCCGGACTGGGCCCTGAACGGCCGTATCCTGACGGTCCCTACCTGCCTGCCTGTTGGGGAGCGGGTCCACGTCACGGTCCGGTACGTGAACGGCTGGGCCAACGCGGTCCTGACCGCGGCGGCCAACACGGGCGTCTCGTCCGTGACCGTGTCCAACGGCCTCGGCCTCGTCCCCGGGATGAGCCTGTCCCTGTCCGGGGCGCGGGTCTCTGAATACGTCGTCGTCGCGGACTCCTACGTCCCCTCAACCACGCTGGGGCCGGTCACGGTCCCGCTGGCCGCCCCGCTCGCGTTCGGCTACGTCGCCGGGGACGTGTTCACCGCCATCCCGCAGTCCGTGAAGATGGCCGTCATTTTCCTGACCGCGGGGATTATCAAGGCCCGCGGCTCCGGCGGCCTTGTCATGGGCTCCACCCACGCCGCTCCGGAAGGTGAGGCGTCCCTCCACGACGTGGCGGGCACCGATCTGGCCATGGCCGTCGACGCGCTGAGCCCGTACCGGAGGACGATCTAGTGGCCGCCCGTCAGGTCCGGGCCGCCATCCGGGACTACATCGCCCCCACCGCCGGAGTCACCCGGGCTTTCAAGGACGAGCCCCGGTTCGCCGGAGAGGAACAGTGGTACACCGCGGACGGCGCCCACGGAACCGTCGTCTACGTCCACATTGACGACGAGCGGGAGACCCGCCTCACCGTGACCGGCTCCCCGGCCGTAGGGAAGCAGATCGAGTATGACATCTCCATCGTCATCCTGTACGAGTACGTCATCCCGGACGATGAGGCGGACCCGGCGGACTGGGTTGACGGGCTGGATGACCTCATCGCCGCACTCAAGGCCCGCCTCCGCGCGGACCCCACCATGGGGACCGGGACCGGCGGCGTCATCTGGCAGGCCGCACAAGAGGACGGCGCCCTCCACATCGCCCGGGACCTGCCCAAGCTGGCCTCCGGCGTCGTCCGCTCGTGGAACGTCCTCCAGTTCAAGGCGTCCGAAATGCTGACCGGCTAGTGGCCAACCTCCGGCGCCTCGGGGTCCATTCCCGGTTCGCCATCCGCCTCCGCGTCCACCCCCGGACCTCCCGGCATCACAAGGTCAGCGTCCGCCACCACACGTACCGGCGCTACTCCGGCGTCGGCGGCGGCGCCATGAACTTCCACTCCGCGAAGGCGAGGGCCAAGAACCACGCCCGGCTCTCCGCGAAGGCGAAGGCGAAGGCCGCGGCCCGGACGGCCCTGCTACGGTCCCCGGCCCACCGGACGCTCCTCCGCCAGCAGGCGAGGGCCGCCGCGCTCCAAAAGGCCAACACCCGGACCGCCCAGCTACGGGCCAAGGGGGCCTCAAAAAAGCCCCCCCGTGCCACATCGCCCAAGCGTGCTAAAACGCGCCCGACCGGGGCGCCGATCAGTGCGGCCAACTATCTGAACATGTTCTAACGAAAGGGCCCCGGCCATGCCGAAATACACCTACAGCGGGGAAGCGGAGCGCATCCTCACCGACCTGATTCAGGGCGTCAACGCCCAGCACTTCCCGGCGGACGGCTCCCCGTCCCCACTCGTGGACGGACAGACCATCGTCGTCAACACCGGGGACTCCGTCGACACGGGGGACCTGCTTTACCCGGCCTTCCAGTTGGAGGACGTCGCCACCGGCGCCGTGTCCGTCACGCCGGATGAGGCGCCGGAACTGGCCGTCATCCCGGAGCCCGCCCCGGCCCCGGAGCCCGCGCCCGCGCCGGAGCCCGCCCCGGCTCCCGTGGACGCACCCGCCCCGGACGCCGCCCCGGTGTCTGAGGACCCCGCCCCCGCCCCCACGTTCTAAGGAGCTCCTGAACCATGACTTTCACCCTCACCCCCGGCAATCTCCAGTGGCTCGGCCTCGCCAAGGAAACCACGTCCGGCACGCCCGTAGCGGCCCCCACCGTGTGGATTCCCGTGGAATCCCCCAAGTGGGGCGCGAACATCACCGCCCTTGTCGATCAGGCCCTCCGCGGCTTCATGGGCACGGACTTCGAACAGTCTCAGGGCGCCCGCAATGATGAGGTGGCCTACAAGACGTACCTCTACCCGGGCTCGGCGTTCACGCACTTCCGCGCCATCCTTGGCGGCACGGACACCGTGACCGGCGCCTCGGACCCGTACACCCACAAGGTGTCTGTCCTGAACACCGTGGCACTGACGACCTACACCCTGTTCCTCGCCATGGGCGACGGAAAGGTCATGCAGGTCCCCGGCTGTGTCCTCGGAGACCTCAAGATGAGCGTCAAGGCCAACGAGCTCCCCTCGCTGGACGTCTCGTGGACCGGCCTGTCCGCGGCCATCATCACGGCGCCGACGAACACGCCGGACACCAACCCGCCCATGCCCCCGTACACGGCCGCCATCACCATCGCGGGCGCGAACCTTGGCAAGTACACGGACATGTCTCTGGACCTCAAGCGCTCCGTCGCCCCGGTCATGACACTGAACGGCAACGCGAACCCGTCCAGCATCTACTGTGGCGTCCTGACCGTCACCGGCTCCATCAACGGCGTCTTTCAGGGCACCACGGACACGGACCTGACGAACTACCTGACGAACGGCCAGCCCGCGCTCTCCTTCGTCATCAACCCGCAGGGAGACGCGGTCCACACCCTGACCGTCCAGTGCTCCCAGATCGCCTACGACAAGACGGACGTCCAGCCCTCCGGCAACTCCTACATGACCGTAGCGAACACGTTCAAGGCGCTCATGAACCCCACGGACGCCACGGACGGCAAGCAGTCCCCGGTACAGGTCCAGCTCAAGAACACGGCCGCGACCGCCCTGTAGTAACCCGCCCGCGCTACAACCTCCGGGTTGTAGCGCGGGCGTACCACAACCCCCCACCCAAAAAACAGGAGTATCCCCCTCATGTCCTCAACTGTCAGCATCCCCGGCGGTTCCGCCGAACTGTTCAGCAAGTCCGAACTGACCCCGCGGCGCCGCCGCCCGCTGGAAAAGCTGGACGTCCAGATTAGCCCGCTCCTGACAAGGATCAGGGTCGCCCGCACGGTCACGCTGACGGACGGCTCCACGGAGTCCACGCCCGGCCTGCCCGGCCCGGACCTTGAGCTCACGGACCGGGACGCGGACCTCCTGACGAAGTATCAGGACGCGAAGGTCTGGGCGCGGCTCAAGTCGTGGACTCTGGAGGCCCCCCTCCCGGCGTCCCCGGATGCCTTGCTGGACGTCCCCGGGGAGGTCTATGACGCCCTCGCGGTCGCCGTCGCCGGGCTGGAAACGGAGGACGCCGCGGCGGTCAACCCGTTCGTGCCGTCTGAGGCCACGCTGGAGAACCCGGAGTCCCCTACTGGGGCCTCCGCCGTCTAGGCGACCTGCTACGAGGCCTACCCGTTAGTGAGGGTGCCATCCCGGCGGAAACGCTGGACAGGTACTCCGAATACCGCTACCGGCGGTTGTTCCACATCAGCCACGAGGAATACCTTGACACGCCCGTCGAGGACATTGAGTGGATGCTCCAGCTAGAGGGAATCGAGACCGCGGCGCGGCGGGCACCAGCCCCCGCGCCGCAGGCCCCGCCCCCTCCGCCCGTACCAAAGATTGGATGAGGGATGGCGGCGATATGGTCCGGTATCAGGGAAACAGTCGCCGCCCTCCACGCCCTCAATGAGCGGGTAGACGCCGCCAGCCGGGTCGCCACCGTGCAAGTCGGGGCGGAGGTGGAGAAGGCCGCCAAGGGCAACTTTGAGGGCGCCCACCGGCGGAATGAGCCGCGCGTCCCGAACTCCTCCAATAAGCCCAACATCGTCACCGGCACCCTCCGCCGGTCCATCCGTTCCACCGGCGTCGTCAAGCTCGCCGGGGGCTGGACGACGACGGTGGGGCCCACCGCGGTCTACGGCCGCCGGGTGGAGCTGGGATTCTCTGGCCGGGACTCCCTCGGCCGCCAGTACAACCAGCCCGCCTACCCGTACTTTGGGCCCGGCGTGAAAGAGGTCCGCCTCCGGGTGGGCGAAATCAGCACCCGGAATTGGGCGGTCGCCATCGGCGGCTGACCCCCTATAACTTCACACGAGAGGCGGCTCCGCCGTGGCCTTCCTGCCCCCTGTCATCATGGAGATTCGGGCTCAGGCCGCCCAGTTCTTCGCCACCGTCGACAAGGTCGCCACCGCCACTCAGGGCATGGCTGACGAGACCGTGGCCGCCGCGGACGGGATGGCCACCAAGGCCACCGCCAGCGCGGACCGGATGGGCGCCGCCGTGGCCGCTTCCGCGGAAGCCATGGCCGCCCGGACGTCCGCGGAGACGGAGGGCATGGCCGCCCGCGTCACCGCGGAAATCGAGACCATGGCCACGGACGGCGCGGCCGGGGCTGAGGGCATGGCCACCAAGGTCACGGCCAGCATCGAGGAAATGGCCGCCGCCGTCTACCACGGCATGACGGAGATGACCGCCCAGACCTCCGCCGCCATGGCTGAACAGTCCGCCTCCGTCGTCCGGGCACAAGAGGCCAACACGGTCGCCGTGACCAAGGCCGCGGACATCATCGCCGCCGCGGACGCCCGGGCCGCCGCCGCCGCTGAGGAGACCGCTACGGCGACGAAGGCCGCCGGGCTCCAGATGCAAGCCTCCTTCGAACGGACCGCCGTGTCCGCCGTGTCCTCCATGGGCACCGTGACCAGCGCCTTCGCCGGGGCCGCCCTCAAGCAGGTAGAGGCCGCCAAGGGGGCGGAGGCGAACCTCATGGGCATCGCCAACGGCATCACCAAGGTCGCCGTCGTCGCCGGTCTCGCCATCGCCGGGGTAGGCCTTGACATGGCCGCCCACTTTGAGAAGTCCACCATGCTCCTCGTCACCGCTGGCGGGGAATCCATGGACGCCCTCGACAGAATCCGGGAAGGCATCCTCAAAATCTCCACGGAGACCGGCACGTCCGCGGAGCAAATGTCCGAAGGCATGTACGTCATGGAGAAGGCGGGCTTCCGGGGCGCCGCCGGTCTCGCCGCCCTCAAGGCCTCCGCTCAGGGCGCCAAGGACGAGAACGTCAGTCTCGCCATCATGTCTCAGGCCGTCACGGACGTCCTGTTGGACTACGGCTACAAAATGGACACCGCCGCGCACGCGACGGACTCCTCTGTCCGGGTCACTAACATGCTGGTCGCCGCCTCCGGCGCGGCAAAGACCACCATGGAGGACTTCGCTAACTCCATGGCCGCCGTGGTCCCCATCGCGTCGACCGCAAAGATTGGGTTCGATCAGGTGGGCGGCGCCATCGCCACCATGACCCAGCACGGGCAGACCGCACAGCAGTCCTCCCAGAACCTCGCCAACCTGATTCAGTCCCTCGTCCGGCCGAACAACTTGGCTTCCGCGGCCATGTCTCAGCTCGGTATCGACACCACGGACCTCGCCCAGAACCTTGGCCAGCGCGGCCTCTCCGGCACGCTCGCCATCGTGGATCAGGCCATCAAGTCCCACACCAAGGACGGCATGGTCTTTACCGGGACCATGAAAGACAACGCGAACGCGGCGAAGGCCATGGACACCGTCATGGGCCAGATGAGTCCGACGCTGGCGAAAATGTCCCAAGGCCTGAAAGACGGGTCCGTCTCCCAGAAGGACTACACGAAGGACGTCAAGAATCTGGGCGGGGAGGCCGGGGCCCTCGGTAACCAGTTCCTCAGCCTCTACAAGGCCAACTCCGGCGTCACGGACTCCCTCAAGGCGGGCAAGCCCGCTTACGAGACGTACGGGGCCGCCCTCCGGGACGTCCTCGGCAACGTGACCGCCGCCCGGGCCGCCCAGATGCTCCTCATGAATGACTCCGCGGAATTCACCCGGAACATCAAGGCCATCGGGGACGCGGGCAAGAAGTCCGGACAGGACATTTCCACATGGGCTGACATGCAAAAGAGCCTGTCTGTCCAGTTGGACCAGTCGAAGGCCATGGTGACGAACCTTGCGATTGAGCTGGGCACCAAGCTCATGCCCGCCGCCAAGGGCACCCTGACGGGCTTCACGGACCTTGTCCACGGCTTCGAGGAGGGAAACCCGGTCCTCCTCGGCATCGCAACCCTCATCGGCGGCATGGTCACGGCCTCAGTGGTCAACTTTGGTATCAGCATGGGCAAGACCGCCGTGTCTGCCATCTCCAGCCTTGTGGACATTGGCGCCTCCGCCATCGGCCAGTCACAGCTCTTTGTGGCCGGGATGACCGCGGATGAGATCGCCGTAGGCCAGTTCGCCACCAAGGCGGAGCTGGCCGGGGCGAAGGTCAAGGGCATGACGGGGATGCTCACCGGCGCCGCCGTGGGCCTGACCGCCGTAGCCCTCGCCGCGCACGTCCTCCAGCCCCAGCTCGATTCCATCCTCAAGCCCACGGGGGAGACCGCGGACGCGCTCCAGCGGTTCGGCGGGGAGGCCGCCAAGGGGGCTTTCAGCGCGGACACGCTGAGCAAGTCCTTCCAAGACCTTGTGGAGCACAAGGACGGCATCTCAGACTTCCAGCAGGCCCTCAAGGGCATCGCGGACCCGGAGATTACCGGCAACATCGACAACGTCCTGACGGGCGGCATCAAGGCCCTTAGCCTTGGCTTGATCGACGTGAAATCCACCTCGGAGGAAGCCCGGTCACGGTTCAAGGACATGGGCCAGCAAATCGCGTCCATGGATGCCACGAAGGCCGTCCAAGCCTTCGCGGCCATGGCGGCCCAGACGGACGGGTCCAAGGACTCACTAACCCATCTGCTCGAGTACATGCCCGCCTACAAGGACCAGCTCGCCCAGCAGGCAGAGGCCGCGGGGATGGCCACGGACAATGAAACGCTCCTCGAAATTGCCCTTGGCAAGGTGGCGCCCGCCGCGGACGGGGCCGCCGGGGCGGTGGCTACCTTCAAGGACGCTACGGGGGCGGTAAAGCCGATCACTCCGGCCCTCCAGAAGTCACTCGATGACGCTGGGGTGTCCGCTGACGGGCTCGCCGTGGACCTCGGGAAAGTCCTTGACGGGATGCTCGCTACGGGCATGGCCACGGAGTCCTCCCGGTCCGCTACGGAGGCCTTCAATAAGGTCATCAATGACACGGACACGGCCGTCAAGGACGTTGCCTCCTCCGGCGTGGACATGTCCAAGGCGCTGAACAAGAGCAAGACGGACTTCGACCTGACGTCCGCGGCTGGCGCGGCGCTGAACGATAAGTTCACGGCCGTCAAGGACAAGGGCCTTGAGGTTGCTAAGTCCATGGTGGGGCAGGGCAAGGACTCCGTGTCCGGCGCCCTCGTGGAGACGTATAACAACATGCTCAAGGCCGCGGACGCCATGGGCATCCACGGTCAGGCGGCCGTGGACCTGACCCGGAACCTGTTGGGCATCCCTAAGAACGTGGACGTCAAGACGTGGGTTGACTCCGCGGCGGCTCAGGCCGCGGCGGACAACCTCCACACGTCCGTCGATAACATCCCGTCCGTCAAGTCCGTCACGTTCGTCATCAGCGCCCAAGGCGAGCGGGCTCTTGTGGATAAGTTCCTCGGCATCCCGGGCGCCCCGGCCTCCATCGCGGCCCCGGTCCCGAAGGCGCTGGGCGGGCTCCTGTCCCGCGCCGGGGGCGGCATCGTCGGCTACGCCGGGGGCGGTTCCCCGCTCCTTGACGTGGGCCCCGGCGGGCTCCTCTCAGGGCCCGGGACGGGGACCTCGGATGACATTCTCGCCCGGGTCTCCAACGGGGAGTTCGTCATCCGTCAGGCCATGGTCCAGCGGTACGGCCTGCCGTTCATGAACGCCCTGAACTCCGGGACGTTCCCGGGACCGGCGGCGCTGAATAAGGCGTCCATTGGGCCCGTAGCCCCCGTACAGGTCCCCCAGCTTCCGTACACGAAGGCGGGGAACACGACCACAACGAACACCAAGACCGTCACGAACCACGTAACGGTCTCCATGTCCGCCGCTGACCCGCGCCGGGCCGCGTCGGAGCTGGGCTCTCTGCTCCAGCAAATGTCCTAGCAACTAGCACGAAGGAGGGTGGCGAGATTGGCCACTATTACCCGCACCAACCTCGCCACCAACCCCTCCTGCGAAGCGTCGACCAGCACGAACGAACTCCGCCGGAACTATGTGGAGAACCCGCGCGCGGTATCCGCGACGACGGGCTGGTCTTACGTCTCCGGCACCGGGGAAT